GGGGGGCCGCGCCCGCGGAGTGCCGCGGTGGGGGCGGCGGCGACGCCGATCAGGTCGTTGGTCTTGCCTGCGAGCTGGTCGATGGAGGTACCGCCGTTTTTGAGCTGTGCGCCCAACAGCGTGCCGAGCTCTTGATACTCATTCTTGGTGAGACCGACGGTGGATGCCGCTGTATCGGCGTATGCCTTCATTTGGTCTGCGCCGGACTTGAAGACTGCTTCGATAGCTCCAGTTGACTGCTCCAGGTCGGCGGCGGCGCTGACTGCCTTTGCCCCGGCGACGCCCACCGCGGCGGCGCCGACCGGGGCGGCGGGCGCGGCGGGCGGCGAGGGGGGGGCGGGGGGGGGGGGCGGGGGTCGCGAGGGTCGTCACGGCCTGTTTGCCCGCGTTCGCGAGATTCGTCAGGCCGGTTTCCTTTGCCAGGCCCTTGAATGCTCGGCTGAAGTTCTTGGTTTCGGCGACTACTGAGACCTTTACGACGTGGCCAGCCACTGGCTATCCTTTCTGCGCTTTGGCGCGTTCCTGGAGGAGGTCTAGGATCGCGCGTGCGTCTTCTAGCGTGAGGTGTTCGCGCGCCTCCCATGGGCTGATCCCGGCGTCCACGGCGAGGATCGCTAGGACGGGGCTTAGGGAGGTCGCGCCGGTCATTCCCCCGGCGTTTCCTGGGTGGAAACGAGAGCGGTTGCGTCTTCCATGGTCAGATCGGCGGCGGCGGTGTAAGCGTCGTCTCGGGTCTGGTAGCCGCCGCGCCGGAACAGCAAGACCGCGCACATGGCGATCATGGGCCTGGCGAGCTTGCCGCCCGCTTCGGGATCGAATGAGGTGATCGGTTCGCCTGTCTTTCGTTCGTAGTACTCCAGGTCGCCGAGGGTGAGCGCATTCATATTCATGGGTGGTTTGTCCTTACCAGTTGTGTTGGTCGAGTAGTTCCTTGATGCCCTTGCCAAAGCCTGCGAACGTCCTGGGACGCATCTTTTCTTCGGCTTGGGAGAGCCAGCGGGGGCCGCTGCGTGAGTCGGCTCCCCAGTGGCGCACGCCTGCGTATGGGAGGCGGGACTTTGAGCCGACTCTCACCATGACTTTCCGCTTGGATCGGCTGGGTTTGATCCCGGCTTGTAGGTCGCCGTCCTTGTGGGGGGCCATTGTCTTGGCGAGGGTGGCGATAGGCGTAGCGAGCCGGTATGTGAGGTCTTTCAGGTCCGTGACGGCCACGCCTACCGCTTCGGCGTCGCGTAGGAGCGCCTTTATCCCGGTGATTTCGACGCTACCGCCGTCCAGATTGACGCGGCCGTCACGGATGCCGGTCATGGCTAGTTGTCTTCCATGTTGCCCGCGCCGAGCGTCGACGTGGCGGTCAACTTCTCGGGTTCGCCCTCGCACTGCCACTCAAAGTCGAACGTGCTGCCCTTTTCGTCGCCAGCCTCGGAGCCAATCGACGGCTTGACGCCGATCTTCGCCTTGATCTTGAAGTGCGGTTGTTTCGCGGTCGCAACCTTATTGCCGAAGGGGGCAACCAAGACATCCACGGTGCGGCCAGCCTGGGTCCAGAGCATGTCCCAGAAAGACCCTGCGTCGAACGAGACAATGGCCTTGCCCTTCAACTTCCAGGCCGAGGACGCGCCGGATAGGGCGTCTGCGAAGGTGACGACGTCCTTGTCAGAGGTTTCGGGGGCGAGTTCGTAGCTGGAGATGTCGCTCCAGTAGTCCTTACCTCCGATGGAGAAACCGAGCTTGTTACCGAGGATACGGGCATTGCGGGTGACGGTCATGGTCAGTCCTTTTCTATGGTGTAGGTGATTGCGGTTGTGATGGGGGCGGCGAGGTAGGCCTGCCCATCGGCGCCCTTGATCGTCTGGTAGGCGTCCACGGCGGCGACCATGCCCTCCCTGACCATGCCGACGACGATTGAGTCAACGGCTGAGTCCAGGCGGGCGACGGACAGGGCGTTGGTAGTCGGTGCGACCGCTACCGTGATCGAGAGCCGTACCGTGACGGAACCGTGCGCGTTTTCGTCGGCGGCGACCAGGGGCGCGCCTTCGGTGACGACGACGCACGGCGGGGCGAGCCGTTCAGGGATCGACGTCAGGACGGGAATTGAGGTGATCCGGGTCAGGACGTCGGCGAGATCGGCGCGGGCGGCGGCGATAGGTCCACTGTTTGTCATGAGATCGCTAGGGGTAGATAGGGGGCCAGGAGGGGACGCGCGGCGACCATGGCGTCACGGGCGACGCGAATCGCCGCCGTGCCGTCGAAACCATCGGCGAAGTTCTTGATCCCGTTGGGGGCACTGCGCCGGTGATAGAGCTCGGCGGCGACTTCGATTTGCGCGCGCTCCAGGATTTCGGCGGGCACGGTCGCGGAGCCGACCTGATCGCGGATGAGCGTCGCTGCCTGGTCGGCACACTCTCTCAGGAACGTGTCGTTGGGCACGTCCCCTACGTAGGCGGCAATGCGGGCGGTCAGGTCGGCTCCCACGGTCAGGCTCCGATCTTCAGGGGCACGAGGCCGGTCGGGATTTCGGTAGCCACGGCCCCGTAGCGGTACACGCTGAACTGCTTGGAGAGATTGACGATGTTCTCATCCTGGAGCTGGACAAGCGGGGTCTCGTAGGTGCGGATCGCCTCGGCGTTGTAGAAAGCGCCCACGATGCCCGCGCCGAGCTGGCCAGGCGTGGCGCGCAGGTTGCAGGTCACGGGAACGTCAAGGATGACGCCGGTCAGGGCCTTGGCGTTCGTGGTGCCAATCGTGTTGGTGGGGTTCTCGGTGGCGCGCATGAGCGGGCGACCGTCCGTGCCGGTCAGGCCGGAAAGCGCCTTGAAGGTCGCGAGATCGACAACGAGTCCGTCAAGGGTCAGGGCCTGGTCGGCGAACTTCGCGGCGGCGTCGATGAACAGGCCGGAGATGTCAGACCAGGTGAGCGCGGTCGCGGCCTTGGCGACGGCGAGCTTGGCGGCGTCCTGCGCCTTGACAGCGTTGGCGAACTGGCCTGCGAAGTAGGAGGCCGAGGCCTGGCCAGCGGCGATAGCCATACCGCGCAGGGACGTGTCCAAGAGGTTGATTCGGGTACGCTCAATCGCCTGGCGCGTGAGCTCGGTGTAGCCGCCGAAGGTCTTGATCGGCGCGCTGCGCTTCTTGGTGGTGACCTTGCCCATCTGGAGATCAGAACCTTCGGCGGTCTGCTCGGTCACGTTCAGGGTGTTGGTCGCGAGCTCGGTAAAGTCAAGCTCCATCCCATCGGCGGGGAGAGCGCCGCGCGAGAACAGGGAGGCCAGGACGTTGGGCTTGTCAACGATGCGAGTCAAGTCCTTGATCCAGGTAGGGACAACCATGGTGGCATCTCCACTGGAGGGGGTGCCGTTGAAGGCTCGGGTCTGGAGGGCGGCGATCTCGGCGCGGTATGCCTCGTCGTGGATGAGGGCCTTAATGGCTTCGCCGGGGGTGCGCGTGTCGGCGGCGGGGGTGGTGCCGCGCTCGGCGGCGGCGAGGGTCGCGCGCTGTTCCATGGCGGTGATGTCGGCGCGCAGGTCGTCCAGGTCGGAGGCGAGCGCGTAGGCGGGTGCGTCGGTCATGGGGGTTGTCCTTTCGGTGGGGGTGGGTTGGTTGCGTACTTCGGTCACGGTCGCGCCGTCGTAGGCAGGGAATGGAACGAGGGAGACTTCTCGGAGGTCCAGGCTGGTAATGGTGGTGTGCGTCCCGGCCTCGTCTTCGGATCGGTCGGAGGCGAGCGGGACAAAGCCGATGGAGAGGCGGTCAATGACGCCGTCCTTGACAAGCTGGTAGGCGTCGCGGGCGGTCTGCGTGTCTGAGAAACGGGCTTCGATCTCGATACCTTCGGCGGTTTCGGTCGCCTCGGTAATCAGGCCAATGGGTTCGTCGTGACGCCACGCGAGTTTGAGGCTGGTCGCGTCGTCTGCTCGGTCGGCGAGAGCGCCGGGCGCGATTGTCTCGAAGTAGCCGGGGGCAAGCTCAATTTCGACGCCGTAGGGGACGGCCAGGCCGCGCACGGGGCGCTTGCCGGGGGAGGTCACGATGATCTTGCCCAGGCCCGTGATCGTGATGATGTTGAGCAGGCC